AATGAGCTTACATTGACTGACGGATCTGACATGACATTATTGCCAACTTTTAAGCTCTGGGCCGAGCAATTGTTTGGTTGGTATTATTTCGAAGAGCGTAGTGTGTTTGTTCCTAATTCCGAAGGAATAGGTGGACGCTATGTTCAAAAGAAAATTAAAAGGCGTTTGATTAACAAGCAGTATCTAATAATAGCAAGAGGTGCTGCTAAGTCAATGTATCTATCGACAATACAATCTTTTTTCTTAAATATTGACACGGCTACGACCCATCAGGTTACAACGGCTCCTACAATGAAACAAGCAGAAGAAGTCATGTCACCTATTAGAACGGCGATTACAAGATCAAGAGGCCCATTGTTTAAGTTTTTAACCGAGGGTTCCCTTCAGAATACAACTGGAAACAAGAAGGACCGCCAAAAACTCGCGTCAACCAAAATGGGTATACAAAACTTTCTAACTGGTTCATTATTGGAGATCCGAACCATGAGTGTGGCTAAACTTCAGGGTTTGCAGGTTAAGGTTTCAACAGTAGATGAATGGTTATCTGGAGACATTCGAGAAGATGTCATAGGTGCTCTAGAACAGGGCGCTTCTAAGTTGAATGACTACGTTATCATTGCTGCTTCTTCTGAAGGCACAGTTAGAAATGGACCCGGTGACACAATCAAAATGGAGTTGGAAAGCATTCTTAAGGGAGAATACAAAGCCGACCATGTGTCTATCTGGTGGTACAGACTTGATAATATTGAAGAAGTTAATCATCCTGAAATGTGGATTAAGGCTAATCCGAATATTGGTAAGATTGTTACATACGATACATATCAGAAAGAGGTTGAAAGAGCTGAGAAAGTTCCTTCAACCAGAAACGATATTTTAGCAAAAAGATTCGGAATTCCTATGGAAGGTTATACGTACTTCTTTACTTACGAAGAAACTTTACCTCATAGGAAAAGAGACTTCTGGCAAATGCCGTGCGCTCTTGGAGCAGACCTTTCACAGGGTGATGACTTCTGCGCTTTCACATTTTTATTCCCTTTGAGCAAAGGTGGATTTGGAGTGAAGACGAGAAACTACATTACCTCGCTGACACTTGATAAGTTGCCTGGTGCTATGCGCCGGAAGTATGAAGAATTCATGAAAGAAGGAAGCCTTGTTGTTCTTAATGGAACAGTTTTGGACATGGACGATGTATACGAAGATTTAGAGCGTCACATAAATGAAAGTGAATACGACGTGCGTTGTTTTGGCTATGACCCATACAACGCTAAAGAGTTCGTTAATCGTTGGGAGCTTGAGAACGGCAGCTTCGGAATAGAAAAAGTAATTCAGGGTTCCAGAACCGAATCAGTTCCATTAGGTGAGATAAAAATCCTAGCAGAACAGAGGATGCTTCTCTTTGATGAAGAACTTTTTAGTTTTGCCATGGGTAATTGTATAGCCTTAGAGGATACAAATGGTAATAGGAAACTATACAAACAGAGAAGAGAACAAAAGATAGATGCTGTGGCAGCGTTGCTTGACGCTTATGTTGCTTACAAGTTGAATAAAGACGCATTTGAATAGGTAATGGTTTGGATCCTGATAATGGAGGATTATTAAAATGAAAAATAGTAGATCAGTTACTATTTATTACGGTGGTTCGCTTACCCATCACGGGATCCCAGGTATGAAATGGGGTGTCTGGAATGAAGATACAAAGGCAAGATACACCGGAGGTAAACGAAAAAGAGAAAAAAAGAGTCTAACGGACGAACAAAAGAAAAGAATGAAAAAAGTTGGTTCCACTTTACTCAAAATGTCTGTAGCTGCTGCCGTAGGAATATATGTTGCAAAGAATCCAAAAATACGAGTGGCGACTAGTGTGGCAGTAAAAAAACTGGCGTCAGTAACGACAAAAACGCTAAAAGAAACCGCGAATGGTTTTACAGAAGGAGTAAAAGAAGGAATCAAAGAAGGCCCTAAAAAAGTTGGACGAACCGTGGCAACTGGTTTATATATGGTCGCAGGTAAAAAACGGTTGGATAATATTTTAGGAAGAGATGTCAGTGACGCAGCCTTTAAAGCAAATGACAAGAAAAAAATAGGAAATTTTTGGACAGGTTTAGATAATAAACGCAAGGAGGACGACGATGATGACGAGTAATCGAACAGTGATCATTTATGGCGGTGAGCTTTACCATCATGGTATTCTTGGTATGAAATGGGGTAAAAAAAGTGGTCCACCATATCCTTTGGATCCTGAAGACCACACTGCTTCTGAGAAAAAAGCAGGTTGGAAAAAGAGTTTGCAATCGTTTATAGCAAAAAGAAAAAGACCAGATAGGTTAGAAGCGAATGCTAACGACAGCAAAGCTACAAAAAAAGCAAAATCTGACTATAATACAATGAGCGATAGAGATTTTTTAAGAACATATTCTGTCAGTAAAAAAGCGTATGCCAAGAGGGTAGCAAAATATGGTGACCCAACGAAGTCTAAGACCGCTCAAATTGGAAAGAAAATTGCGGAAAGTCCATATGGAAAAGCTGTAAATGCTGTTGGATATAGTAAGTCTTTAAATGCAATATCAATGACAGGCAAAGCAGTTGTTAGAACAAAACTTCAGAATGTTGGTATTAAAACAGTGTCTGCTGTTGGTGCTGCTGGATTAATAGCAACCGGCCATCCATCAGCAGCCGCTCGGTTGTTGAAGATTGGTAAGGTATCAGCAGGTCTTAATACTGGTCGTAATATTGTTAAGACGTTTGATAACATAAAGACTAGCAATCAGTATCTAGACAAACAGAGAGAAGCAAACGACGCTAGGAATTTATAAAATTAGGATGGAATTTAGTTTATGGCTGGAAGAAATGTAATTATATGTGGCGATGAACTTTACCATCACGGTATTAAAGGTCAGAAGTGGGGTGTACGTCGTTTTCAGAATTCAGATGGAACATTGACAGAAGAAGGACAGAAACGATACGGAGGAGCCGGACAAAGAGAGCATAAAGGGCTTACCGATAAGCAAAAAACAGCATTAGTTGTTGGGGCAACAGCGGCTGCAACAGCGCTTGCTTTATATGGTGCATATAAAATTAGCGAGAAAAACGCAAGCCATTTATTCAGACAATATAAAGACGCTATGAATTATGGAGAGGCATTTTTGCACGATTTTATTCGTAATGATGGTGTTAAAGATCCTGGAGTTTTTGCCAATTATGAAAGATCCACCTTTACAAATGGAAACATCAAAGCAAAAGTTCAAAATCCATGGTACAACAACGCTGTTAACGCAAGGGATAAATTAAACAAAAACATTTATAATTTAATGACCCAAAAATACGATCAATTTATTAAGCAGTCTATTCCTGATAGCGCAACATATATAAAAGATGTTGACGCTTCAGATGCTTCTAAATATGGGCGTGGCAATGTATCTTATGAAAGAGACTATGCTGAAAATTTTGGAACAATGTCAAAAATCGTAGACAGAGTCGGAAAAAGAAATAAAAAATTATAGCAGATTTTTATATTTTAAGGAGGTTATATTATGGCCTTAAAAGATCGATTCCAGAAAGCCTGGAATGCTTTTTTTAATAGGGACCGAACGGAAGACTATGCATATCAGGAATACGGAATGCAAACCTATATTAGGCCTGATAGACCTAGATTTTCGTTAGGGAACGAGAGAACCATAATAACAGCGATATTTAACAGAATTGCTCTAGATACTGCGAGCGCGAATATTAATCATGTTCGTGTTGACGACGAAGGTAAATTTTTAGAGATAATAGATTCTGATTTGAATAACTGTTTTAATTTGGAGGCGAATATTGACCAAACCGGTCGATCATTCGTGCAAGATATTGTTATGTCTATGATGGACGAAGGCGTTGTGGCAATAGTACCAGTTGACACAAAAGGCGATCCTTTTTTAACAACATCATATGATATAGAAACGATGCGTACAGGAAAAATTATTGGTTGGTTCCCACAACATGTTAAGGTTCATCTCTATAATGATAGAAATGGGCAGAAAGAAGATTTGATACTTCCCAAATCTATGGTCGGAATTGTAGAAAATCCTTTATATGCTGTAGTGAATGAGCCAAATTCCGTGTTGCAACGTTTATTAAAAAAACTTAATTTATTGGATTTTATTGACGAACAAAATAGTTCTACTAAACTAAACATGATCATTCAGCTGCCATATACTATCAAAACAGATTTAAGGCAGAAACAAGCTGAACAAAGACGTAAGGCAGTTGAAGATCAGTTAGTAGATTCTAAGTATGGTATTGCGTACATAGATGGTACGGAAAAAATCACTCAGCTAAATCGTCCGTTGGAGAACAATCTAATGGGTCAGATTGAATACTTAACGAGTATGCTGTATAGCCAGTTAGGAATTAATGAAGACATATTAAATGGTACTGCAGACGAAAAGGCGATGACAAATTACTATACCAGAACTATCGAGCCGATAATTTCAGCAATTGCGGATGAAGTAAAGAGAAAATTTCTTACGAAGACAGCAAGAACACAAGGTCAATCCATAATGTTCTTTAGAGATCCGTTTAAGCTAGTCCCTGTTACTGAAGTTGCTACTATTGCAGATTCGTTTACTCGTAACGAAATACTTACAAGTAATGAGATTAGACAGATTATTGGTAGAAAGCCAGCAAAGGATCCAAATGCTGATCAGTTGCGTAATAAAAATTTAAATCAATCGAACGAAGAGCTGCAGAATCAAAAAAACCCAATGACAGAAGAAGGCGAAGCAGATACTGAGGTACCAGAATCTGCAAATACACCCAATAGCCAACTTCAAAGTTTAGTGTAAATTGGAGGAAATTTCAAAATGGAAAAGTACGATTTTAGTGGCTGGGCCACTAGAAATAACATCCGTTGTAGTGACGGACGTACCATCATGAAAGATGCCTTCGCCCACAATAATGGAAAAATTGTGCCTTTAGTTTGGAATCATCAGCACAATGATCCGTTGAATGTTGTAGGTCATGCAGTACTAGAAAACAGACCGGAAGGTGTATATGCCTACTGTGTATTGAACGATTCTGTTCCGGGAAAGCAGGCTAAAACACTAGTGCAGCATGGTGATGTTAAATCACTATCTATTTATGCCAATCAGTTACAGCAGCAGGGCGGAAACGTTTTACATGGTGAAATTAGAGAATTAAGCCTGGTACTTGCTGGTGCAAATCCAGGTGCTTACATTGATTCAATTGCTCACAGCGACGCATTTGACGAAGAGACTGGTGATGAAATCAATCCTATTATTTTCCAGGAACCAGAAATTGAATTAGCGCATGCTGATGAAGCAAAAGAGGAAGTTAAAGAAGAAACTAAGGAGGAGCCGAAAGTGCCAGAGAATAAAGAAAAGACAGTTCAGGACGTATTTGACGAACTGACAGAAGAACAGAAGAACGTAGTTTATGCATTAATCGGGGCAGCACTCGAAGATGCAAAAGGAAATGATGAGGGAGATGAAGATATGAAGCACAATGTATTTGATGGTGACGAAATGAACAACGAAGATGTATTAAGCCACTCTGAAATGATGGAAATCATTAACGATGGTAAGCGTTTTGGTTCATTAAAAGAATCAGCTTTACAGCATGGTATTAACGACATTGAATACCTGTTCCCTGAAGCAAAGAATTTAAACAATCCTCCTGAATGGATTCAGAGAGACCAGACATGGGTTCGCAAGGTTATGGCTGGTGTACATCATACTCCATTCTCAAGGATCAAATCTCAGTTCGCTGATATTACAGGCGAAGAAGCAAGAGCTTTAGGTTACCTTAAGGGCCACCTGAAGAAGGAAGAAGTATTCTCTTTACTGAAGAGAGCAACCACTCCGCAGACAATTTACAAAAAGCAGAAGCTTGACAGAGATGATGTAGTCGACATCACAGATTTCGACGTAATCGCTTGGCTAAAGGGCGAAATGAGACTGATGCTGGATGAGGAAATTGCTAGAGCAATCTTATTTGGTGACGGAAGAGATGCAAGCTCAGACGACAAGATCCAGGAAATCCATGTACGTCCAATTGTAAAGGATACTCAGGCTAATCTGTTTGCATTCTATGCAGATGTAACCGAAGTTCCGGGCGATCCAGATGCGACAGCTAAGAACTTTATCCGTGCAGCAATCAAGGCTCGTAAGAACTACAGAGGCTCTGGCAACCCTACATTATTCGTAGGCGCAGATATGCTGTCTGATATGTTACTGTTAGAAGACGGTTTCGGTCATTCTCTCTACAAGACAGAAGCAGAATTAGCAACCAAGCTGAGAGTTAAGGAAATCGTTGAAGTACCAGATGAAATCATTCCTGACGATTTCTATGGTGTAATCGTTAACTTAAACGATTATAACGTAGGTGCTGATAAGGGTGGAGCTGTCAACATGTTTGATGACTTCGATATCGACTACAACCAGCAGAAGTACTTAATTGAAACTCGTATTTCAGGTGCTTTAATTAAGCCAAAGGCTGCTATTGTTATGAAGAAGACTGCTTCAACATTAACACCTAATAGCAATGATGTTCTGCCAGAAGGTTATGTAATTCAGCAGGAACGCGTTGCTGATGATGATGAAGGCGACGGAGAATAATTAAAAAATCAAAATGGCTAAGTTTTATGGAACAATCGGTTTCGAAATTACAGAGGAAATCAGACCTGGGGTTTGGGCTCCGCAGTTAATTGAAAAAACCGGTTATAAAGGCGATGTAGTAAGCCAAAGTTATCGTTGGCAAAACACTAGTAAAGTTAATGACGACGTTGATATTTTGGTTAAAATCAGCGTCATTTATGATCAATTTGCTATCGAAAATCTTGGCCACATAAAGTATGTAAAATACCTTGGGCAAAACTGGAAAGTTACCTCCGTTGAACCAGAATTTCCAAGGCTCATCATGACGTTAGGGGGTCTGTATAATGGCTAGTGTCGATGACAGACTCCTTTTTCATGAGGAGTTGGTGAATTTATTAGGTTCGGATCATGTGTATTTCCAGCCGCCCGAAAATCTTTTGATGAAGTATCCTGCAATTGTATATAGTCGAACTAACATCGACAATATTCATGCGGACAATCTTCATTATTTACAGAATCGAGGTTACCAAGTAATTGTTATAGACTACGATCCGGATAGTGAAATAGTGGATAGAGTTGCAGATTTTCATAAAGCTCGATTCGATAGACATTATGTATCAAATAATTTGAATCATGATGTTTTTACAATTTATTACAAATAGGAGGAAAGATTAAATGCCTAAATTAGTATGGGATAATACTGGTGCACGTTTGTTTGAAACAGGCGTGGATCACGGTGTACTTTATGTTATGGGTACAAATGGCTATGAAAAAGGTGTAGTTTGGAATGGCTTAACCGCAGTCAATGAATCACCAGAAGGTGGCGAACCAACAGCTTTATGGGCTGATAATATTAAGTATTTAAACTTAATGTCTACTGAAAGCTTTGGTGGTTCCATTGAAGCTTACACATATCCAGATGAATTCATGGCTTGTGATGGTTCTGCAGAATTAACTTCAGGTTTAATTGCTGGTCAGCAGCCTCGTAAACAGTTTGGTTTAGCATATAGAACCAGAATCGGTAACGATGTTGATGGTTCCGAACATGGTTATAAACTGCATTTAGTGTATGGTTGTTTGGCTTCTCCAACAGAAAAAGCTTACGAGACTATCAATGATAGCCCAGATGCTATTACTTTCTCTTGGGACTTCACTACTACTCCGGTTGCTGTAGTAGATGGCAATGGAGTGGAGTTAGCAAAGCCAACTGCTCATTTGATTATTGATTCTACTAAATTTACTGAAACAGCCGCCGCT